TCGAACATCCTCTCTGAAATCATCTTGTGATTTCTTATCTCAATATGAAGCGGTTTTGACATTTGGAAAACTGGATCGACTGACTCCAAGCATTTTCCGTCAAACGCAAAATTAACGACCAAATCAACGAGTCAGAGAATTGGGTATAGATGCAAGGTCCGTATGCAACAGGCGAAAAGACTGTATTATAAAGTTAAATGAAGAAGCAATACCGCCATATTTTTTTACTTCTCCTAATCGCACTAATAGCCATCATGAACAACAATAGAGAAAAAGGTCAAAAGCTGTCATTAAATAGCGAGAAATAAAACGATGATGATAAAATATGAGTAAGTATGCCATTTAAGAGCGTTTACCAAAGACGCGTACAAACGGCATAGAACAAAAAGGAGCAGTTAGAGGGGCAAACTTACAGTCCCAGGAGCATGCTCTTAATCCGAGTCGCACAAATGCAATAGATATAAATCGAATTAAGCATAGCATACAAAGCGAGAGGAGGATCACTTCGTATAAAAATTTCTTAGGACTTTCACTTCGCTCTTTTTTGAGTGTTGTTTGGTCCAAGATTTAGCGACAGATTTCGGATCGCTCTGGCCGCGAGGTCTTTTTTTCTAAGCGTGAATAGATCGTCCTTCTATTTTTTTCCAACGCTTTAACAAGCACGGAGCGAAAGTCCTGTTTGTGATATTAATATAACACCCTTGAGAGAAATTGTCAAATTTTCTAGAAAAAAAATAACATCTGAATATTTTAGCAGTTTAATGAAGATTTAAGCGGGCAAAAACTACGAATAATATTCTCATTTTTTCTATTGATTTACATATTGAAAACGTGAAAACAAGAGATTTCTAGAAATCGGATCCGCATACGGCGGTTCACAATGACGCAAGCTTCATGTAACGCTCAGGATCTACCGTTCGAGCTCCGCAATCCTCACGAGAAGCTCTTCGATTGTTTTCAGCGCGTCTTTATATTCGAGCGTTCTCTCGGAGAGCTTGCTTTTTAGCCCGTCGGCGCGGGCTTCGGAGTCTTCGAGACGGGCTTCAAGCTGCGCGATTTTCTCCAGCATCTCCTGCTTGTCTTCGTGATAAGCTTCTCGAAATGCTTTGAACTCCTCGATCATGACGCGGCGTTCTTCGATTTCGGATGCGTCCGCCTTTTTCCGTAGCGACGCAAGCCAGCGCCAGGCTTCGCGGCCCCAGCCGGTTAGGAGGCCGATTACGCCCACCCATACGCCTAAGTCGTGTTCATGTCCGAGATTGCTCATTTCTCCCCCACCCGCTAATACGAAAAATCTCCGGGATCGTTGAAGACAACTCCGGCAAGATCGAGAGCGTTTATGAGGTGCGTTAGGATGTGGGGCGTTCCCATATACTCAAGATCCGTAATGTTGTAGCTGCTCGAGCTCGAGGTCAGCGCGTCGTTTGCGAGGTAGCAGTTTGCGTTCGCGGGGCACGTTCCGATGATATCCAAAATCCCGGTTGCTCCGGCGGCGAGAGTGATAGTCGCGGTCAGGGCGCGGGCGACGTAGGTAGCATAGCCGTTAAGCTGATACAAGGTCATTCCGCTGCCCGCTATGACAGAATAAACAATCGCGGTTCCGTTCCACTTAGTGTTCAGGGAACTGGTGAACGTCGCTTTGCTCACATCATCGAGCGTCGCACCACTAACGGTTTGATCGGCGACCACGAATGGACGGACAATGGTGATTGTCTGGTCGACTGCTCCAGTGTTTTTAAAGCCGGTTCGCGCCATGAAGTTAAACGGCATCGCGGTTTCAAAGATGAAAGAGCCGTCGATTTCGGCGTTTTTTTTACCGTTAAAGCCGGTCGTGGCGGACGATGCGCTTTTGACTCGCCAGAAGGGAATGACAGGCGCGATGGCGGTTGCGACTAACTGAATCGCCTTCAGGAGCTGAGAGTTGTTCGTAATATCGAGCGCGAGCCCGGCTCCCTCGATTGCGTTTACGATTTCGTTTTGGACGCGGTTTGCCCAGCCCGCATCGAGTTCGGTTGCGATCACAACCGGGTTTGCTGTCGGATCTCCGGCGACGAACTGGTTGTTGACCGCCGACGTGGTGTTAATCGGATACATTTTTCTAATCTCCCGTCCATTCAAAAATCGCGGTGGTGTGCGCGGGTTTGTATTTGTCGATGAGCTGCTCGAAGATCGGATCGGCGGCGGCGCAGTTCGCGACGGTCACGGTGAAAACAAACATCCATGCGGTGGAATAGAGCAAATTGCCGACCGAATCGCCGACTCGAAACGGACGGAACGCATCGGTGATCGTCACCTCGTATCCAAGCGATGCGCCAATCTGCTCGAAGTAGGCGGCGTTCTGTCCGCCCGTGGCCACGAGGCGCGCGATGACGTTGTTTTGGCGGCCAAGAGTTGTGGTTGCAAGCGAAGTCCCCGCGTCCGGCAAGCCGCAGACCGTCTCCCAATCCGAAAGACAGTCTATAGAAGTCGACGGGATCGCCTCGGAGAAAACCTGCTCGATCTTGCTCTCCATCCGCTTGACCTCGAGCGCGAACGCTTGGACAAGCGTCTTGAGATTATCGCCCCGCCAAGCCTGGCCTTGCGGGAGGAGCTTGACGATGAGCGTGTTATACGAATCCTGCCTCAAGCCCATGTGATGACTCCAAGCGCCGCGAGCTGATTGGTCGAAACGGCAATGTTCGCTGTCGGGCTGGCGATGCTGCAGTCCGTAATTCCCGGTACTCCGGAGACAGCCTCGAGCAGCTTCGAAAGGTAGATCGTGCCGCCCGGATACCCCGCGTCCAAAACGTAGTCGTTGATCGCCGTTTGGACAAGCGCCTCGTTTGCCGCGTTGTCCGGGACAATATGGACGATAAGATTTATTGCATAGGCAGCGGGCGCAAAGACCGTGACGGCTGCGCAAAGCGGACGCAAGGTTTGGATATAAGCAGCCACGGCGGCGACCTCGGCGGCGGTCGGCAATGGCCCGGTTGTATCGTCATCGACCGCGAACGTTACGCCAACAGTTCCAGGCCCAAGGTAGTTTTCATACGCCCATGCGCGGGTGACGTCGACTCCCGAAGTCGCCTTCGCCCATGCGACATAATCCGCCGCGCATCCGCCCTGCGGAGCCTGCTGGATGCGGGCAAGGAGTCGCGACATAAGGCTCGCGTCGGTCTCCGTATCGATGCCGTTTGAGATCGACGCGGCGAGAACCGTTCCCGTGCTGTCCACTCCGGACACGGGATTGACGAGCGAAAGTGTCTGCCCGGACGCGACATTGGCCACGGTCCCGGCAACGCTCGATTCAAGAGTTACCGTCGCGTTCCCGGCTGCCGAAATTACGGCGTCGGCTGTGCTCGTGAACTCGGTTCCATCGCTCGCGGTCCACAAGGTCGACGTGGGGATCGTAATCCCGGCGGTTCCGGTCGCAGTCATAGTGAAAGTCGTATACGTGGCGTTCTTGCGATAGATGCCCCAGATATTGGCCCACTGCTCAAGGTATCCGGACTCGGCGGTGTCGGGGAAGATTTGCTTCGCAAGATAGGCGGCATAGCCGTAAAACAGATGAGCAGCTGCGCCGAAAACGCGGGCCATGACGCGCAAAACCGAGCGCGGCAAAAGCGCGGAATTATCGCTGACTGAGCTTTCGAGGTCGTTCTCGATACGGCTAATGATGGTTGTAAGACTTGGTCTGCTGAGCGTCATAGTTAGAACGAATCCTGCTTCTGATAGCTCCAGTTATAGGCGTACGTAAAGCTTTCCGACGAGTCGTCCGGCTTCGTCGCGTCGATCTCTATCGTGAGCCAGTAAAGCCCTGAGCGCGTCACCGTAACGCTGACCGATTTCGCAGCGCCGCAATCGAGCATCCACTGCAGCGCCTCCTCGCAGTATTTTTGAGCGCGGGCGCAGATATCCGACGTCATCTTCTCCCGGCCAAGCGTCCAGAGACGAGAGCCGAGCGAGCCGTAAGAGTCAATCGCGTCGCCCCACCAACCGCCTCGCTGAGTGGTGCGCCCTTCGGTGTCTTCGGCGTCCGTGAAGAGCGAAATATAGACGGCGGTCTGCAGCCCCAAATCGCAGGCGACGCCGCCTAGGATGAAGACGCAGTCTCCGTTTCCGCCGTCGTCTACGTCAAGAAAGATATCGCCTAAAATCTCTGTGTTTGCCATGGTATTAATGCGGCACAGCGGTGTTCGATCCGCCGGACTGAACACCGCCGTGGACGTGCGATTTCAGACTGATCGATCCTACCTTGATATCGCCGGTCGCGGCGATTGAACCGTTTACGGTGAGCGTTCCATTCGAAGGAGTGATTACGATAGAACCGTCCGATTTCAGCAGGATTGTCGAGCCGGTATTGTTGTAGACGCAGACCTCGCCTGCATTAAGTCCATGCGCCCGATACCGCGCATCGTCCGTGGCCACAATCACCGCGTGCCCTCGATTTCCGCCCGCAAAGAGCACAAGCGCGGAGGCGCCTTGGAGCGGGTTCGATGAGAATCCGTATTCGCCGAGCCGCTCGACTTGGTCGAGGACTTCATCCGCGAGGACCGTAATCTGCACGCGCTGCGTCCCGAGCATCAGCATGATTCGGCGATGGATCGGCTCTATAATTTTTTGAATATCTGCAATGTTCATTTCTTGCTTTTTGCCGCCTGTTTCTGCGCTTTCGTCGCCGCTTTGTGCGCCTGCAGAATCTCTTTCGTTTCCACGAGCTCCGAGGCCGCGAGGTAGATATCGGGGCGCTTGAGCGTGAGCTGCGCGAGAGTCCCCTGATCGCTTTTCGACAAAGTCACATCTGTAATCAGCAGATCTTCCTCAAAGATCCGGCAGGTTGGATAGTCGAGATTGACCAGGCTTCCCACGCTCCAAAGGTCGCCGCCGTCCGAGATCCTCCAACCTTGAACACTGACACTCGCAACCTGCGGCTTCGCGGCGCGAACTCTGGCCTCCCACTTGGCGCGGCCGAGGCAGTACGTCTGGTCGGCCTTCTCTTCGGCCATGATAATCAGTGGGCGAAACCGCGAAACTGCGGTATCGTAAGCCGAAGCCCTGGCGGTATGATTTGCAACGCCCTGGCCATCCGATTGGCCTTCCACGACATACTTTGAAAACCGCTCCGCCGAGTCGCTCGTCACGCTGCAGGAGAGGACGTTCTGGCCTTCCGCCAAAGAAACGCCGAGCCTCGTCGATCCCGAACGTGTGAGCAATATCGAACCGTCCGCCTGGCCGGATACGAGAAGCTGGCGGCTTCGCGCGAGTCGCTCGATAGCCTCGAAGACTGTCTCTCCCGGCTGGCAGCGAAAGAGATCGACCGCGCCGCCGGTGTCGACATTTGCGGCGACCGTGATTCCAAACGGAGCGCAGAGAGCGGATGCGATGGCCTCCGGCGTCTTACCCCGAAACTCGCCGGGACGATTTACCAGCGAGCAATCGACAATATCGCAGGTCTTATCGCGGCCGCGAATGCTCAGCGAATGTGAAGTCGCATCATGGCTGACCTCAGTCGAATCGACATAGCCGGTGATAACGACATCGTTTCCAATCATCACCTTGACGGGATCGCCATCGAAAATCGCCCATGGCGACATATCGGCCTGCCAAACGTCGGTTAAACTCACCTCGAACGAGCCGCTCACGGCTTCGATGGATCGCGTGATCGTCACGCCGAGCCAGCCGCCGTAAAGCGCGCCGCGAACATAGAGAAAAACGTCATCGACATTATTTTGCGGAACCGTTTCCGATGCGCGAATGAGCTGATCCGGGATTTCGAGCACCTCGCCCGCGTAAAGAGTTGACGGCGAACTACTTTTAAGCTCTGCTTTGTTGACCTGCCAAAGCGCGCTCGCATAAGAAGCTGAGCCGAGATATTGCAGCGCAATCAAGGAAAGCGTGTCGCCGGTTTGAACCGTGTATTTCACAGCAGCACCTCTAAGCTCGAGCCGCCTCGAATCGCCCAGGGACTCGCGATATCGTTTCGCGTCACCAGATCTCTTTCAGAATCGATTTCGCCATATATGCTCCATGCAAGAACGAGCGACGGCGTGGTAGACGGCACATCGACGGTCGTAATATCCTTGAGCTGTGTTCCCGGAGGCGGGATCGCGGACGCAACCGACGCGCGTAAATCCTGCGCAGTCTCGAACATAGAGTCGTCGACGGCGTTCGTCATAAAGGTACCCAGCATGTCGGTGATGGCGTCCCGTGTATCGATTGCGTCCTCTTTCGTCGTGAAGTCAATCGTAACGGCGGCGCTCGCGGCGGAAGACGCGACCGAAAGCAAAAGAACGTCTCGGAGGAGATTCGCGTTCTCCTGCTGGGCGGCGCCGGTCGTGGTGGAGAGAAACGCGAGGCCGCTGAAGTAGGCGGCGAGCGCATCGAACATCGCCGAGTATCCGGTCACGGCAAGCGCTGGATCACTCGTCATATCCACGAGGCGGCCGGTGATGTCGGTCAGGTCATAAGAAAGCGTCTCCGGCGACTGAATCAGTGTCCCAGCGTTCGCGGCGATCTTTTCCGAGTCGCGCATGAATGCGTCGTAGTTGTTGACCTGCCCCGTGAGGTCGTAAGAAACGGCCGACGCGGAGCGGACTTTGAGCTTCGATTGAGCTTGGATAATGCCGATGGAGTTTGTCACATCGGAGGCCGCCTGCGTCGCCACCGCGCCGGTTCCGGATGCGTAGCTTGCGCTCATTGCGGCGGCCGAGTTCGTCGATGCGCTTGTGATCGTGCTTGCAAGAGTCGACGCGGCTGTTTGCGAGACCGCAGGGTAAACGATGCTCGATTCCTGAAGGAATGAGATCGTAAAAGACGCCATCCCGCCATCGTTTGCGCTCTCGCGGATCGAGTAGGAATCGACGAACACCACCTGCGTTCCGTAGTAAGGATGAACGAGGATCCCCGAGCCGCCAAGCTCAAGCGCAGATTGGAGCGCGTTTCGGCTCGTCATGTAGTCATCGCCGACAACGAACGCTTCCACCGAATAGCCCCGCGCCTTGAGGCCGAGATCCTCAATCGATGCGGTGTCGCGCTGGGGATACTCGTGGCTGACGGTTCGCCGTCCACCCTCGAGCGAAGATTCGAAAACGCCAAACGAGACTCCGCGAAACGATGCGGGCTGCAAGTTATCGCGCCAGGAGGCCATTGTATCCCATCCTTAAATCGACGTGCGGCGCGGACTTGTTGGTCAAAACACGAGCGCCACGCGGCAGGTTTTTGAAATCGACCGTCATGTGCGCCTTTTGCGCTTGCGGCGGCTGAGCTCCTACACTTCGCGCGGGTGCTCCGGTCGCAGCGGGCGCGGAAGTTTGACCGATCCCTTTGACGTGAAACACTGCGGCCGCCTTATCGAAAACATTCGCCATGAGCCCGAGCCCGGGCGATACGACATCAAGGATTGTTTTCCAGTTCGCGAGAAACCAGGTTTTGAACGAATCGAAGACGTTCCTTGCCTTGTTCCAAGTGTCCGAAAACCACTTTCCGACTTTCTGAAAGAACGGCAGCAGGTCGTTGTTCCAAACCGCCGAGAACCACTTCCCGGCGATCTGAACCGCCTCTACAACGGCGAGCCAGCCAAGATAAAAGCGGAGGATCCACGGAACAGCAAAGCCTGCAAGCCACACGAGAAGCGGCGAGAGCGCATGGTTCCAAAGCCAGAGCGCGCCATTTGCGACCACGACGATGACGTCCGCGATTCGCTGAATCATCGGGACGATGGTTGGCAAAGCCACCGCGACCATCTTTAGTCCGGTCCTTAAAACCGCGCCAAAAATCTGCACCACGAGGGGCAGTATTCGCATGAAGGCCGCGCCAATCTGTTTAAGCGCATTGACGACAGCGGGTTTCTTGAACTCGGCGAATGCGGGCGCGACGATTTTTCCAAAGCTCATAAGCAGCGGCTGCGCTGTTTTGGTCAGCGCCGAAAGGCCTCCGTCGATTACGCCCGGAAGCTTCTTCGCAAAGACAGCGACGGTCGGGAGCATCTCCACCAGCGCCTTGTTCCACATGTCGCTGATTGGAGAGAGCGCGTTTCCTATCTGCTCCTGAACAAGCCTGATCATGTGCTGGGACTGGGCGGCTTTTCCCTTCGAGGTCTTGGTCAAACTCTCCGCGAGGCCGCCGTAATTTTCGTGAAGCACCTTGACCAACTCCGCCGTTTTCTGCGCGGCCGTGCCCGTTTTCATGATCTTCTCCTCGGCTCCGCTAAAGCTGATCCCCGCGCGCTTGAGCGCCCCAGTCTCGCCGACAAAGACTTTCCCTATCTGGTTTGCCGAATTATAAAGCTGCTCCCCGGAAGCATTGACGCCATATTGCGCCGCCGCAAGGTCCGCCAAGGCGGGAGTGAGCTGCTTGATTTGCGTGGCGGTGAGCTGGTAGCTTGCGAGCTGAGACTGACCATACTTGAGAGCGGACGCGTCAAGGACGGTTTTCTGCGAAATCTTCTCGGCAAGCTCCGACACCGCCGAAACGTTCTCTATCGTCGTTCCCTTGACGTTGGTCATCAAGGTTTTGAGCCGCTGAAACGAAATCGACGCTTCGTCGCCCGCATCCACGCACTCCTTGCCAAAGTCGATCACCTTTTCGGTCGTCTCCTTGAGCACGTCCCACGCGGCCTCGGCCTTGAACATCTCGCCAAACATCCCGCCTTCCTTACCTTGCTTTTCGCCGTGAATGCGAGCTGTCGCCTTGCTCATCGCAGACGACATGCGCGCGGAGGCGTTTTGCACGTTCTTGACGATGCCGTTGATGGGAGCCGTCACTTTGTCGACGGCCGAGATGATCATGCCGATTGCGAACTTTTTCATGGTGTGAGTGTTTTTTGTCGCTTCGCGATTTTGGAATCGCTCCAATGCCGCGAGGCAATTTTTGTTATGGCTGAATACGGCGTTTGCCTATGAGACAAAAGGCTTTTCTTTCGTGATTCGTTTAGCCTGGTCATGCCACATCAGAAACTCGGCGCGTTTCATGGCGTAAAGTTCCGATGGCGGGAACTTAAAGCAATAGGCGACCTCGCCTAAGACGTCGCGCCAGTCTCCGGGCCATCGCCCAAAAAAGCGGCGGTCACCAGGTTTAAAAGCGTGAAGTCGGACGCGCCCAGTTTGTCGAGCGAGGAGTCGAGGACGTCCGAAATCGAGGCAATCATCACCGCCGATTTCGATATATCGCCTTTGACTGTGTCCGTGTTTTTCAGGTCGCGAACGTTCGGCTCTCTGAGCTTGAGCAGCCTTGTCGAACTGCCATCGGACAGCTTCACTTCGCAGCGCAACCTGACGAAAATTTCGATTTCGGTAATGACGATCCGCTTGTTATCCGCGAGCTTTGCGAACTCGTCGCCCCAAATCTCCTTCACTGCTTCCTTCTCTGTAATCTGCCCGTTAATTTTCTCCATCGTAAACTCCTATAAATTGGCTCTCCGGTCTATCTCAGGCGCGAATGCGCGTGAGATAGACCGGTAAGAAAAACGGCCCGCCCGGCCCGAGGGCCTCCGAAATCTTAAAATCCCTAGCTCATTTCCTCCGCCGATATGCCTTCAAAGCGGACTTTGATTTCGCCCGCTTCGGTTGAGGCTTCGCCTTCGCTGGCGTAAAAGGCGTCGCGCAGAACGACAGATTTTCCATTTGCAAGGGTGAGGATCACGGTCGAATCAGTGATCGAAGTAAGATCCGACAGGCTCAGCGAGGCGCTGTCCGTGATCGTCCCTTCGATAAACGGAGCCTGCGGCGTCTCTTTGTATCCGTGGACCCCGTCGCTGCCGATAATGGCCTCGCGCTTCGGGTTGCCGATCATATAAGAAAAATTGCCTTTGGCTCGGTACTGCGCGCCGTCGATTGTGAAGCGGATAATCCCGCCGACTCTTTCCATTTCTCTCTCCTAACCAGCTGAGCCTGGACCCTTTTCGCGCATCGTTGCTTGCGGTGGTTAGCAATGCTTCGTCAACCCGCGTACTGCCCTGGCGCTATAATATGAACTTCATCTGAATTCCCGCAATCAGGAACTGGTTCATCAGATTTGGCTGCATCAATACGTCCAGCCTATTCGGATCGCTGGAGTTTCGCTCGACGATAAGGCTGGTCTTGAAATCGTCGACATCTTCCACGAGACCATTCTCCTCCCAAAGTCTGGCGCGGGCGATAATCTCCGCCTTCATCACGCTCGGCGTCACGACCGCCTGGCCAACGCTGTAATTCGTCCCGTCATCCGCGAGTTTATGGCGCGGATACTTCGTCAGGATCATCGTTCGCAGATCGTAGCGCAGGTACGAGAGCGTCAAAACGGTATTGAGATCCAGGTAGCTCGTATCCGGCGCGCCCGCCGAATTGGTCAAGTACATCGTAATGACGCGAGAGAGGAGCACGTTTCCGCTGGCATCCACCGTGTAAGTCGAGATGCCGTCGTTTAGCAGGCTGTTCTGCTCAGTGGTCATAAAGACTGTCGATGTGGGCGGAGCGAGGATGCCCGATAGCGCCAGCGTCTTGAATGGCCGCGCGGGATCGACGCTTCCCGCGCTCGCGACAGTCGCGGCGAACGCTGCCGCCCATTCGTAATTTGGCGACGGGCTGCCGTTGTGCCCGATAGTGATCAAGAGCTGCGAGTTTTGAGCGGCTCCCCACGTTTCGAGGTTGACCGACGTGTCGTCTTTCGACATGAACGCCACGCCCTCTTGCTGGCGACTCGCGCTCCATCGGTCCGTGAGATCGGCAAGCAGCGTGCTAATCGACGTCAAATCGGTGTAAGGATTTACGATAAAGTCATACTGAGTCCCGGCCATCGCGGCGATGATCGGCGTGAGAGACGGGTTCGTCGCGCCGGTGGTCGCGGTCGCAATCGCAACCGTAATCCCGGCAGGCGTCAAATCGCCGTCGTTATAGTTCATGCAAATGTCGATATCGTTCGATGAAAGCCCCTTCCAGTTTGCGGTAAAGGTAAGCACTGCTCCGGCAACAGTGAGCGACACGGGGAACGCGAGCGATGCATTCAGCGATGCAAACTTCGCCTGCACTGTCGCCGCGATGGTCGCCGCAGTCTGTCCGCTGCTCACGCCAACCGAGATCAAGCGCCCCGCGACATAGAGCGCAAGAGTCCCGCTCGCTGTCGCGGTTCCAGTGAGCGTCACGCTCTGGACACTCGCGACGGCTCCGGGATCGCCCTCGAGAATCCCGGCGTAAACGTCGGTATAGTTGTTGTTTGCAAACCACTTGACGAACATCTGATGCAGCTGCGAGCCCGCGCCGAATTTAGCGAGGGCATCGTTTGCGCTTGCGACCTGAGTAATCGTGCTTGCGGTCGCCGACGATGACGCGAGCTTTTGTCCCAGAATGAGCGCGCGATACTGCTTGACCGAGGTGCCCGAAGTCGCCGCCGAGTTGTCGAACTCGATGAA